TGTAGATTACGATTGGTCCTGTTCAAGGCCCTTTCAATCTTGTCCAGTCGTTGGGTGTTCTTGGTTACTACGTCAATGATCAGTTGTTGTGTCGCCACTATCGTCTCCTTCTTTTAGCCTGTTTGTTGGCAAGGTCTTGCTCGTGCCTGATGTAACCAGACCAGAGGTCCAACTCCAACACAGATAGTCCCATAACTTCTTCAAGGCTCTTGTTCAACCTTGAAGCCAACAGCATTAGGAACCTTAACTCTGGGTTGGTTCTGACTCCTTTACGGCTTCGTCACCTTCCATCCTGATCGCGGCTGTGTTGATGCCCGTGACCACCTTCAAAATCACTGAAGGGTCTGCCTCGTTCATCAGATTCACTTTGTCAGCATCGTGGAACAGCCTCTTGCCATCCTTGTCCAATGCCTTGACTATCAGTGTCTCAACCAACGCCTCAACAGGTTCGCCTTGTGCTTGTAATTTCATCACACGGCTTTCGTCTTTGAACGGATAGGATCTCTTGACGTAGATGTCCATATCCCATTCATCAACCCTTAATTTAATCATATCACCCGCGATGGCCTTCTGCCAGTGTTGGGCGATCTTTTCTAGTGTCTTACTCATCTTACTCTCCTCTTGTTTGTGTTCCTGATCGCTGGCGTCATTATGCCACGTCCCTTGGTCTGCCTACTAGAGTTGTTCTCTAATCGTTCAATGTAAGGGACACGGTTAGCGATCCTAACCTCGTTGGCCATTGAACGTTTCGTCCAACCCCTCCTCGCCCTGCCTTTGGCCACAGGGGTCGCCTGACGTGCCTCTTCAAGTAGCACGTTGCCAACTTGATTCAAGGTCGTCTTCAGTTCCCGCCTGATGGTTCCAATCAGTTGCTTGGCTGAAGGGGTTGAACTCACACGAAACATTACGCTGTGACGGTCCTCGTCAGGGCACCTGTTCCTTGGAACGTGATGGATGCCTCAACTGCTCCGTCAAAGTTAGATGTTATTGAGTGTCCTGTCACGATAACGTCACCAGCAAGTTTGATGCCTGTGGTTTCTCCTGACGGAAACAATTCAATCTTGGCAACTGAATCTGGATTCTCAACATAACTTAAAAAGTTAGTCTGTCCAGGATCGTCATCACGCAGATAAACGTCCAGTGACCCACTGAATTGAGCAAGGCCAGCCAAATAAGATCTATTAGTGCTTCCCATAGTTGTAGTTTCAATCGTTTGAACTTCCCTATCCACACTGAAGGATCTAACACTTGCCACACTTGCCACCGTTGAATCATCGCCTATGAATTTGATGACTCCACTTTCGCCTGTATATACACCGCTATTATTAGCCATTGTATTACTCCTTATTGTTTAGATCTTCTGGACCTGAAAGATCAGTTTGTGAAACAACTTTGACCTCGCCTACCTCAAGTTTTAATTTTGGTAAGATGGTTTTGCTTGTTTTTTTTGGTTGTTGTTTTACAGGTTCAACGGTCCAACCTGTATCCAAATGGGCCTGGACATTCAATCCACGCACCCACTTTGAATTCTGTGCTTTATACATTTTCACTGCCATTATAGGACTCCTTTTTTGTATCTGTAGGTCACATCAACCTGGACCACCACTTCACCCAAAGGCAGTTCCCGTTCAACAACTTCAACACCCGCCACCCTTGTGGTCACGTGGTGTATGTTTGTGGCCGCGAACGTGATGTCCCTGTTCCTGCTGACCTCCAGCGTTTCTTCTATTCTCTCCACTATCTCATTCCTCAACGTGTCAATCTGTGTGCCCCTAACGTAACAACGTAGGTTGTATCTGATGGTGCCCTGTCGCTCATCCATCGTGATGTCCTCACGTGTCTCCTCCGCGGTCGTTATCAACACCGCTGGGAATTGCGTGATGGCCAGTTTCTGGACGTCAAAGAATTCTCTGCTCACTGACCCCACAGCGGGATCCGTCATATTCTGTAGTTGTGCTTGTATGTTCTTGGCGATATCTTCCCTGGCTGACATTACCTTACCAATCTATTGAAATGGAAAGGCTGTCTCTCTGCTTCTGAAATATCTCCTGATGAATCTAGATCGTATTCAACACCCAACCTCAAGATAAGATCAAACTCCTCTTCAAACTTCTGTTTGTAGTAGTTCATCTTCCTTTCAAACACGTCAATCTGTTCTTCAAACTTTGATAGCTTGGGGTAGATGTAGTGCGCCAAAACGTGATACACAGCGGCCCTGGTGAATTGTGAAGCAGTCAGCCTGGACGGGCTCAATCTCTGGTTTGATGTGCCAATGATGCTGATATCAACCTGTCCGTGTTGTGCTTTTGGGAACCAACGGATGTTCAGCAACCTTATGATGTCATCATAGGTCTTCTCGTGGTCTGAATCAAATTCAGCGATGCCGTATTTCTGGATGTCTGGTTCGTATTCTAAAAGGTCTGTGTCTGTCGCGAATGTCGCCATTTCAAAGGTCCTTCCTTGTTTAGTAAAAGTGACTGGTCCTTCCAATCACAACAATATTTAGTGGAAATAAGGAAGGCGAGCCACCCAATCAAGGGGGACCCGCCTTCCATCAAGAGAGGTCAAACTTATTATTATAAGTTCTTCGCTCCTTTTACTCTTACCGCATAGTTAGATTTTAACACAGCGTTACCTCTGGCAGTAGTCGCAACGTATTCCGTTGTTCTTGCTGAAGCATCTCTTTGTGTCTCAATTCTAATTGGTCTCTTCAGGATGTGGCCAAAAGCCATTGGTGAAAATACACAACCTTGAGCGTCTGTCGCCACTGAATCAGCCGCGATCGCTGTAGATTGGAATAATTTCACGTTGAAGATCCTACCAACGTATGCTGATGATGAGATCAACTCATTACCAGTTGATGATAGTGCGTTACCGTTTGAACTATTGAAACCAGCACCTGCTAATTCTTTAGCGATCCTGAATGCTTGTCCTGGGTGTAGCACAGCGAAGTAATCGCCTGCCGCATCAGTTGGAGCATTTACGTTTCTTAATTTATAAACGGCTTTCAAGATGTCGTCTGCTGACAATTCAGTTGCGTTGTCTCCAACGTCCGCTGAAATGTTCGCTTCTGTGAATATACCAAAAGCGTCAGTGTCAATCTTTTCCGCAATAGCGTTTCCAAGCATAACTCCAACGTCTGAAGCCATATTCCTAGCAGTTGATTCTGCTAAAAGGTCTGACACATCAACTCTCGCGCCAATCTCTGCCGCTGTAATTGTTTCATTACTTGTTGATATTGCTTCACCAGTTAAGTCTTGTGCTTGTGTTGGTGCGTATGCTGTTGCTTCAGGGTAAATTGGTATCTGAACCGTTAAACCTGGAGTCGCAGTCATATCATACACGTTGAACACAGAACCAGCGATTGATTTCTCTGATGCTGTGAAAATGGCTTCCCTTAAGACATTCGTCAATAAAGACGAATCGCTTGAAGATAAACCCGCTTCTGTCATAGATGTAGTTGCCATCGTATGTTTCTCCTTTAGTTGTTAATTTAAAGAAACCTACGCAATATTACTGCCAAATAGTTTGGCGCGATGTTGCTTGTAGATCTCCCTGTCCTTGGCCTTCGTAAGGTCAAGTTTGTCTAGATCAACTTGTTTAACACCCTCTGGATTGCTGTTTGAAGTTGCCCCTGAACCTGTTGGTCCTGCTTGGACGAAGTGTGGATTGGCTTTCAACCAATCTGATACTGCGCTTTCCACATCCAACGGTTCGCCAGCCTCCGTGTATCTCGTGTTGCCCGTCTTGGGATCAACGATCTCCACTTGGCCTGTCTCTGACATCTTGACTTGATCTCTAACAAGCCTCACGACCTGTTCTGGATTGACTGCCTTGTTCTTGCTCGCCGCATTCAACAACGCCCCATCCACCTTGATCTTGGTCAATTCGTCAGTCAGCGTAGATATCTTTGAGGTGGCCTTTTCAGCCTGCTCTTTCAATATCTTTTCAAACTCACCCTTTCTCTTTTGCTCTTCAAGTTTAGATTGCTCTTCCTTCTGTAAAAGAGATTGATAGTGCTCAACATCAACGTTAGAGAATTTCTTTGCCACCGTCTGTTCGCCCTGTAGTCTGGCTGACTTCATCGCGGCATTGAACTGCTCTTTCGTATAAACTGGTTGATTGTCAGTTCCCTGCGTTGGATTGTTTTTTGAGTCTTCTTGAGCAGGCGCAGTGCTCTGTTCAGTATTGACTTCCAATGTTTCATCACTCATTGCTGTGTTCCTCCATTTGTTTTCAACGCTGGATAACGTCGCTGTTGTTATTTATTTAGATGCTAGTAGAACATATCGCCATCAGCATCAAGACCCCAGTCGCGATAATAAGAAGTTTTTCGTAATCTGGATTGGGCATCTTTCAACTTATTTAGGTCCTGTATGAATATCAATGGTGCCTTCTGGAAACTGAACTGGACCCCTTTGTGTGGGCCGTCGTTGTCAGGATGGTCATACATCACTGCGTAGTCAGGGTTGCGTTTGTGTGCCCGCTTACAGATGCTGGACAACTGGCGTTCAGTTATTTGGTTATTGAAATATAGGATGACAACATCCAGGCCAAGGCTAACAAAAAGACCGCAACACTGATCAATCTGATCCAGCACATCTGTCTTCGCAGGCGTGATCTGTATTTTACGATCTTCAAGTGTTCTTTTCGCGTATGGGCAGACAGGCGCTCCACTCGCCTTATGAGTTTTAGCAACAACCTGTCTGATCCACTTCTCAATGTCTTTACTTCCTACGACCACCCTTACGGCCTTTTGAAGTTTTGGACATCTTTGGTTTTCTTCTTCCACCTGTTCCTCTTGGCATTGTCTTCCTCCTTTTTGAAGGTATCACATTCGTCAATAATGAGCTACCTGTTTTTGTATCTAACATTGATTGGCTCCTTACCTTCGTTCTTTGATGGAGCGTATAACTCCAACAATTCTAGTCCGCGTTTGTGTGCGATGTCTTTCATCTTTATGGTTGCCTTGCGTGCCTGCTCCGCGTATCGCCTGCTGGGCCTGTCCATCAGTTTCTCCATCGCCTTGAAATACTTCATACACTCCACCTTGAGCTGTTCGTGCCTGGCCGTCTCCACTGGTTGCCTGTATATGGTGGCTATCGTCATTTCAGTTCCTCTGGTTGGACTGGCGAGAAGTGTATTGAGTGCCAGGGTGCCGTGAGCCCGTGGCTGTTCTTGTATATCTCCCCCGTCTGGACTGATTGTGCGGCCATAAACGTCCTCGTGCCGTTGCCTGATCGCTTCTTCTGGATCACCTTACAGGGCCTCCACTCCTGCCCCTTGGCGTAGAATCTCGCGTGTGGGGTCTGTTGGCCCTTCCTGGTCTTGATTCCAGCCATACTGATCTACCTCCATATCGTTGCGCTGGACGGTAGGCTATGTGATGGGGTTCTGTTGTTGTGTGTCGCCATCTTGCTCCTGTCCAAATAGTTGTTCTAGTTCTGGATGTAGTTGTTTGATCTGTTCAGTGGTGTAACCTTGTTGGATCATCTCTTGAAGATGTGCTAACATATCATTCACGTTGGTGATTGGTGAGTGTGTCAGTTGTGTCTGTAATGGTTGTTGCTGTTGGAATTCCGCTACCTTGTCCTCGTCAGTCTCAATGACCTCAACCAACTTCTGGTCTATCAACTGCTTGACCCTAGGGTCCTCTGGTTTCGCGTCAGCGGCCTTCTTCAGGATGTCCATCTCGTAGTTCCTGTCCCTGATGTTGAACACGTTTGGATATTTGACTTCGCCGTCCCAGTTTATGTTCTGCCATCTCGCGAACAATCTCCATATCTGTTCTTCAGCCAGTTGTAGGTGCTTGGCCTTCTCTGACAGCCTAGAATCCAGTTGTAGCATCTCGCTCTGTAGCCTTATGCCAGATCCCTGTCTCTGTTCCACAGCCCTCACACTGCCTAGGTGTGCCATCCTGTCAATCATCTTGACCTTGGTCTCTATTGAGTTAAGGATCATATCTATTGATTGTCCTGATGGTTGTAGCAGTCTTGGTCCAAGTCCTGGATCCAGTTCGTTTGGCACGTTGATGATGGCCCCCGCTCCTGCGCTGGCCTCCGTGTCTATGGTCTTGACCAGTGTTGGGTGTCCTGAAATCCTGATCTGTTGTTCTATCTCTGACAGCTCGTTGTATATGCTGTTCTGGACGTCCGCTATGTCGCCAATGTCACTGATGCCTATGCCCCTTACAGGAGACCTTTCAGCATAGACAAATACGCCTGGTATCTTGCCCAGGTTGTTTGGCATCCTCTCTATCAATTTAAGGGCCTCCGCCTCTTCAGGATTGTATTCCTCTAGGTAGATCTCCTCCTTGGTGAAGGTCCTCACGTAGTATTTGGTTGATTTCTGAAATGCCCTCTGTTCCCTCTCAAACAATCTGATCATACCCAGTTCATACAGGCCACTTGGCAGTCGCTCAAACTCCCAGTCCAGTATGTTCTGCGGTGTGTAGATTGAAGCGTAGGGTCTGATGCCCTGTGCCAGTTCTTCAGCACGTGTGCCCACCGCCACCTTTGGCTTGTCTATCAGCACGAAGCAGTGTCCGTAGATGCTTGACCTGATATTGACGTCTTTCATAAACGCATTGAAATCCCTGCCCTCAAGGTCAGCGTCTTTGATGAAGTGCTCAACCTCTGGCAGACCTTCTAGGTTGCCCAGCATCCTCTTTGGCTCATTCCTGAACAGGAATGAATTGAATATGTGTATCACACTTTTACAATGGTTATCCAGTGGTGTCTGTGCTATCCTTGAGATGTATTCGTGTGATGACTCCATCACATACTTGGTAAGGTAGTTGCCCATCCTGTATTGGGCGCCACCGTCATATGATCTCTGTAGGAAGTCCCACCTGTGTATGAAATTCTGATATTCCTCGTGTGTTGGAATGCCTTCTAGATTCACGCCACCGTGGTCAA